GCCGGGGTTATCGTGCTGCCGGTCACGTTCAGGCAGCGCACGGCGACGGTATCCCTGCTCTTCACGTACCCACTGAACACAAGCCCTGCGACCAATCCTGCCGGAGGGATTACGAGCACACCGTCTCCCACTGCGGCACCTTTCAGGGAGATCAGCTGCTCCTGCGTTCCGCCGGCCGACGGGATCGCGCTCCAGGTCAGTTCCGCCGTGGCGTGCAGTTTTTGCCCTTTCAGCTCATCGCTCTCCTTTTTCGAGAGCGCAAACAGCCAGTCCACGTCCGGCACAAGAAGCATCCAGCGCCCGGGCACGCCCTCCGCGGGGAGGATGCAGGTCTCGCCGTCCGCCGGGTCGTCGGCCTCGGGGTCGAGGAAAAACAACCCGACCCCACGGACGATTACAAAACCGTGCTGCGTGGCGGGGATGCGGCATGAACCAAGGCCGGTATCCATCCCAAAGTCCACCCGCTCCACCCCATTGGCGTTGTCCGCCTTCAAGGCCAGGGCCTGCGCCATCGCCGCCGCATCGGCTTTCAGAGAAAGAGCGCTCTCCATGGCCGCGGCATCGGCCTTCAAGCTCAGCGCCTGTCCTACGTCGGCGGCATTGGCTTTCAGGGCCAGCTCCCTCCGTGTAGCAGCCGCGTCCGCCTTCTGCCCCAGGGCTTCCGTCGTGTCCGTCAGAGTGGAATCGACGGCGGTCATGGCGGAATCCGCAGAGCTCAACGCCTCCCGCAGGCGCGCTACGTCATCCTCCAGGTAGTTGTCCGCGTGCGGCAGGGGCCAGCCGCGCGGCGTCCGGTCGTCATGCACTCAGGACCACCCCGCTTATCTCCCGGACCTTCGGCCGGGCGGCCGCCGAGCCCGTCAGGACAATCTTTATCTTCGTCACCGCCGCCCCACACGGGACGAACCGGTGCCGACGATGCCAGCCGCTGCCGACCGGTTCCTCCTCCGAAACATCGCCCTTCGTCCACACGTCCGGCGCCGTCTGCACGAACACCTCCACCGTCGCGCCGGAGGGCACGGACTCCTCCGTCGTGACCATGATCTTTTTTCCTGCCCCGCATTTGAACGCGCGGGAAATATAGTCGCCCGTCGTCCCGATCTTTCCGGTCACGAGCTGCGGGTCACGGCCCAGGATGGGGGAGCACTTCTCATCTCCGAAGAGTTCAGCGCGGACCTCGTGCTCCCCCTCCAATGCCGCCTCGAAGGGGAGCGCCTGCCCCGCCTGCATACGGGCCACCTCGGCGCCGCCCTTCGACACCACGAACGTCACGTCCGTCGTCGACCCCGTGCGCTGGACCTCGGCCAGCGGCAATAGGTCCGTTACGCCGGTCAGGTCCAGCGTCCCCAGCTCGACCTTCTTCACCTCGGCTTTGAACTTCGCGCCCAGCAGGTGGAACGCCAGGTCTGCGGACTGATGGTCCGTCCAGGTCGAGGCGTTGGAGCTGGAGAGCAGGACGCCGGTCTGGTAACGCTGGGACCGTATCCAGCCGGTCTCCGGGTCCCAGTCGCCCAGCTCCGTAATGCCGACCTCGTGGTCCGCCGTGTCCGCCAGCAGCACCAGAGCGTACTCCACGCCCGCCGACAGAAACACGGGGGTTTCGAAAAACGCCCGATTCCACGTCCCTTCGTTCAGCTCTGCTGTGTCAATGCGGCACGTGGCCAGGGTGGTCTGGGTCGGGAACCCCAGCTGCGTCTCGCGGATCTCCAGGCGGATCGCCGAGACCCCCTTCTTCGCCAGCCAGAAGTCCATTCCGGCGGCGTGACGGTTTTCCGACAGGGTAAACGTCTGCGCCAGCGGGTCGACGCGGCGGGGGACGAAGTACGTCGTCGTCGTCCGGACGTTCCGGATTCCGATGAACGTCGCCTCTCCAATGGTGTGGGTGCCCTGGAGGCGGACCAGCTTCACGCCGGTCGGCACGCCCTTGGGGATTCGGATGGTCCCCTCGAACTTCCCCTTGGAGTCCGATGCCGTCGCCGTACAGTTCACCTCGATACCGTCGAAGAAGACCTTGATCGGCTCGCCATATCCGAAGCCGCGGCCCGTGATCTTCACGTCGATCTCCCGCAGCGTCCCCGTCACGTTTTCGGCGAGGCTCACATCCGTTCGATCGATGCCGCTGACGAAGCTCAGATAGACGTCCTCCGTCCATCGGTCGATCGCCGGAGTCAGGACGACCTGAGCGGGCATGGGCTCGAACGCCATGTAAGGGTTCACCTTCATGCTCTTCGTGTGCATTGGCTGGTCGATCAGGACCTCCGGCGTATAGTCCAGAGCCCGCTCCGTCCCCGTATCCATGGAGTGCATCGCCACCTCCATCGGAAGCTGCAGCATCTGTCCCGCCACAAGCGCCGTCTGGGGCGTGCCCTTGTCCCGCATGTCGTTGTCGAACAACGGATCCACGAACACTCCGAAGGCGGAGGTCGGGGCCGACAGCATGGCGTCCACCCGCATCTCCTGCCTGGCCACCAGGCTGTAGAGGTCCCTTTGCGCGGCGCGCATCCGCTGCAGGTCGTCCATGCGGACCGCCTGGACGGCGACGTTCCGCACGATGGGCAGCCCCACCCAGGTCTGCTCCACCGTCGCCAGGCAGATGGCGTCGGGCGGGGTGTCCGGAAGCACGGCCGCGTACCGGTGCGGGACTCCTTTTACCATCGTCACGCTCCGGTCCCGGTACATGACGATGATGTCGCGCCGCGGCATCCGGTACGTGTAGTCCAGCTCGATAAGTGACCCCTCGACGAGCCCGGACAGCGTGATGTCGGTGGGGCTGGAGGCGTCCGGAACGATGTTTGTGCGGTAGTGGTACTTCACGGTGTACTTGCTCCCTGGCGCCGGCTCCAGGCCCTCGGCCTCCCAGTTCACCTTGTTGGCATCAAGGCGGTAGTCCGAGCCCTGGGTGAAGGTCGTGCCGCCCTGCTTCACCTCCACCAGCTTGATGACCGACGTGTCGGGCAGGTTGTCGCTTGCACCGGTGTAGTTTCCGTGCGTGAGCTCGACGGTCTTCTCCTTCGTCACCCGGACGCTCTTCACGTCTTCTATGGGCGTCTGATGCACGGGGACGGTGGCGCTGCCGGTCCCGCCGCTGTCGAACTGGTGCGCCTCCGACGTGACGTTGTACAGGTCCGCCTCCTCGCTTACAACCAGGCGGACCGCGTGGGTGAGCCGGGCCTCGTAGCCGCGGATGTGCGCCAGCCCCTGCGCGATGGAATACGTCTGCTTCTTCCCGTTGTCTTCCGCCTTCGCGTTCGGGAGGGCCGTGACGTACAGCCCCTCGACCACATAGTGCCCGTGGCTGTCCCGGTCGTACCGGGCCAGGGCGTCCATGTAGTCCTGGTTCTTCTCCTTGATGACCTGGGACACGATCTCCCCGCCCGAGATGCTGTAGATGGGGTAGAAGGGGGAATGGAGGTTATCCAGGTTCAGCCCCCACTCCGCGGTCGTGACGATGCGGTATCCGCCCGGCATGCGGTACATCGGCATGTTCTTCGCGGGGTTCAGGAGCGTGGGGTCCTCGTGCTCGGTCACGGCCCTCGACTTTTTCCAGATCCCGACCTGAACCGTCTCCGCGTCGGGGATGCTCAGGGTCGCGGGCTTCACGTCGTACACGAGCCCGTCGATGAACACCCTGCCGCCGGCCAGGTGCGCCACCTTCAGGGAGGTATCCAGGGTTATCTCGCACCCCTCGACGATGGTCCCGTCGACGTAGAGAGCGTTGCCCAAGGACTTGACCTTCTCCTCCAGGATATGCTGCATCTCGTTCGCCTCGGCGCCCTGCATGGCGCGGCCGGAGATGATTCCGATGTAGTCCCAGTTCTTCTCCCGTTCGTAGCGGTTGTAGTAGTCGGGGTGGTTCATAAGGGTTTTCAGTTCCGTGTTTTTCATGGCTCACCTCAGAACGAAAGCACGGTCTCGTATTCCCCCTTCTTCTGGGGGTTGTAGGTATCCGGGTTCTCCAGATGCTCGAGCAGGAGCAGGGCGCCCCCGTTTTCAAGCTCCTCCGGCCGGAAGAACGTCTGCGTTGGTGGGAGGTCCGCCTTTGCCTTCGTGTTCAGGAAGAGCCCCAACTCCCGTATTGCGCCTCCGGCCCCTTCGTTGTAGTCGAAGAGGAACTGCAGATACAGGTGTCGGGTCGGGGTATCGGAGATGGAATACTTCCGGTCCCCCGGCAGGATCAGGGTGCCATGGTCGTCGGGATGGACGAAAAGCCCCCGGAAGAGCTTCTTCCTCCCTATCTCCCTCCTCAGGGTCGTGACGTCGTAGTCCGGGGCGGGAGGTGGCGCACCCCAGCTGTCCTCGCCGAGCCCGAGGGCAAGATGAATGGGGCGGGACAGGACGATCTCGGCCAGTGCCGCCCGCCCCGCGTGCGTGAAAATGCTCATCAGTCGACCTCCTTGTGCGTTATGACGGCGACGGCCGCGCGCTCGCAGGAGCTGCGCCAGGTCCCACCGCATCGCCAGGTTCTTCTCTTGTGCCACTTATGGCGCGGAGCATAGTCCTCCCAGGCGCCGAATATCGCCGTCCCCAGACCTCCGGCGAACGCCTCCGTCATTCCGTCGTGCCGTCCGTGGTCCCAGAGCTCGACGTCCCAGCGGTCCTCGCGCGTGTAGGCCCCGAAGAAAATGCGGCCCAGGGTTATGCCCAGCGCGGCGCTTCCCTCCCAGATCCCGACCGTCGGGGTCTGCAGTCCCCAGGGATACTCGTGGGCCGTGCCGTGGTCCCACGTACACCAGTCCCATCGGCAGATGTGATCTGACATGTCCGGTGGCGGCGGCGCCACGATGAGGAAGATAAGGTGGGAACGAAGAGGCTTTGCCACTTCCACCGCCTGAATGAGCTGTGCCTCCGTATCCGGCCCCAGAAAGTCGATGTGCAGTGGATCGTTTTTGTAGTGCCCCGTAATGCTGAAAGTATGCGGTTTTGTCCCCATGCTTGGCTCAAACCATTCTTTGATGGTTGGGACAAAGTTCAAATCCTCCAGCACCTTGCGCACGGCCCAGATGGTGCCCTTTTTACGGTGCCACTCGAACGAACCGGCAATGAGTTGCCTCTTGAGCTCCTCCGACCAGAAGTCGCGCCAGAAATCTACGTGCAGACCCCAGGCCAGAAACGGCAGAAAACGTGCCGCCACCTGCTCCGGGCGCCAAAGGGCCTTTATATCCTCCGGGAGAAGGTCATCCCCAAACTCGACTGCGAGGGAGAGGGCACGCTCGGAGGCAAGGGCGTTCGACGGCAGGAGGTCAAGTTTTTGTTTCTTTTGCCTAGGGCTCGCTGGCGACACTGCTACTCACCTCCACTCCCGTGCAGTACGCCGCTTCCTCGTCCGAAACATGCAGATCCCGCACAGGCTCCAGTACCTGAACAGCCTTGATTCCCGCGACATGGGCCGCGGCGACGATACGGGAGAGGGGGACGTCCATCCCGATGCGGAAGAACTCCGCCATGGCCTCCTCGATGCGCCGCTTTGCCTCTGCAACCGGCTCCGCGCCGGAGACGCCCGAGTAAAGCAAGAGGTGTACGCGCACCTTGTATTGGAGGATACGGGCCGAGACGACCTCGACATGATCTGTCAGGGGGCGGATCTTCTCATCGTCCAGAATCTCCCGAACCCGGCGGATCATGGCCTCGTCCGCCGAGCCATTGCCCTCCTTGGAGAGCAGCACGACCTTCACATCGCCCGGTTGGGGACTCAGTGCACGGACATCGCCGACGCGAGCATCCGCGCTGTGCCCCCAGTACTCGTATGCCCCAGTCGGTCCCGCCGTGCTGTACCGCTCCAAAGCCGTCGGGATTCTCTGTCGGAAGTCACTGTCGCTCTCCGGGTCGCTGCCGCCGGTACTGACCTCTTCTTGGCGAATCCCCGCAACGAAGGGCAGGGGCGTGATGGGATCCCACACCAACCGCAGTCCGTTCCCCTGCAGGCCGGAGGGCTTCGAGATCTCGAACATCCCGGACACTGCAATGTTGCCGGGGAGGAATATGACGTCGTTCATCAGCTTGGCTTCGACGGCCCCACTTTTTGCGACCACTGTGAAACCTTTCGGAACCGTGACCTCGATACCCATCTCCTGCGTGAGCATGATCCGGGCCGGGAAGACCGCAGCCGCCCCATCCAAGCGTTTCTCGGGGTAGAACGCCGCCAGCTGATCCAGGTCACTCCCCTGGGCGAAGGCGATCAAGACGCCGCGCGCGGCCTCGTTCACACGCTGGCGCAGCAGCATCTCACGGTACGCCGCGACCTCCAGTACCTTGTTGGCCGGGTCGGATTCCAGCTCGTACCCCGTCCACTCCGGCAGGAGCTCACGCAGTTTTTTTCTCATCTCGTTCAAAATCGCTTCATAATCCAGCTCCTCAATAAGCTGCGGAGCCGGAAGTTTCGAAAGGTCGATGAGGTGTCTCATTCCGCCTGCCCTACCTTTATGGAGGTTTCATTTGTCGTGCCGTCCTGGAGCCTATACAGGATGGTCAGTTCGACCAGACCGGGGCCGACGGCATCGATGCGCACGCGGTTCACCCGAACGCGCGGCTCCCAGCGGTGCAGCGCCTCTGCGACCGCTGTGTAGACCGAGAGCTTCCAGCTTTTCGTCACGGGCTGATCCACCAGTCTCGGAACCCTAGATCCGTACTCGGGACGCATCACTCGCGTGCCGATCGGAGTGGAGACGATGTCCAGGATGGACTGCCGGATATGATCCAGCGGCTCCAGGACGACGAAACGTCCGTCCGAGGGGGCTCGGGATATTCCGGTCTGAATCACCATTCGATGCCGCGCTCCTCACAGATTTGCCGCAAGCGCTCTTCCACTTCCTCGGAGCTCATCTCCGAGGCCGCCCTGTGTTCCGGGGCCTCCTCTTTTTTGACCTCTGCCGGCTTCACTACGACTGGAACGGGAGCTTTGCGGGGAGCCGGCTTGGGGCTGGATGGTTTTCCCTGTGGTTTCGGTTCTTCGAGCTCAGCGGTCACTTTCTCCTTTGCCGGCTTCACGACCTGGCCGCCCCAGTGGATTTCGGAGGAATCCCACGCCTTTTTTCCGAAGAGCCCCAGAACGATGGTTCCTGCGAGCTGCGAGTACCACGCCGGGAGGTCCAGCGTCGGGATCTGCACCCAGTGCGCCAAGAGTGGCGCAAGGATGTGATTGAAGAAGATCACGAGGCTCACCATCCAGAGCACCGTCGGGATGGCCCCGGCCACAAAGACGGACTGGTTCGAGAGCCAAGCCCTTTGAACGCCCAAGCGGGCCTCGACCTCACGCACGTCGATCTCCCGCAGCCGAATCTGCGCCTCGCGCTTCTCCTCCGGTGTGGAGATCAGGTCGTCCAGGATTTTTCCGATCTCCGGGATGGCGTCCAGAAGGTTCATACTCTCACCCTGCGACCGTCGTTAACGTATACGTTTGGGCTGCCCGTAGCGACGGGGCCGCCATGATCTCCCTGGTCTCCGATACGCCCCAGAGGCAACCCGTTGACGCGCACGTTCGGACTCCCCTCCGCCTGTGCCGCTCCGCAGCTCCACGAGTCCGAAATCCTGTGCGCCGGTATCCCGTTGATCTTGACGTTGGGACTGCCGGTTGCCAAAGAATTCGGACCATGTACGGCACAGGCTCCGATGTCACCGATTCTCGCCGCTCTGGGCATAGTCGCCTCCTAAGTCGCATCGTTAAAAAGAAGCTCTCGTGTCGCTTGGATGAGGATGTCGCCGTCCGCCATGCGGATATAGCTCCCATAGCTGTCCTTGATCTCCACGACGTGCTCCTTCCGATCCACCTCGATCCGCGTCCCATCCTCGTATTCGGTGATGTGCAGACCCTCGCGGGCTCCCTCGGGCAACGGCATCTTGTTGGAGAAGATGCCCGGCAGGACGAACCCCTCCGATCCGTCGCCGTAGGGCGAGAAGTAGACCGCCTGTTCCCCGATGTCCGGGTGCCAGAACTCCCGGTCCTTCCCGGCCCGCGGGGCGAACCAGGGCGACAGAGGGGACACGCGCTCACCGAAGCTCACCCGACAAAGCCCCTTCTCCGGCTGTACCTCGGAGACCACCCCGACCCGCAGCGTCTCAGATATCCGTCGCTCCAGCTCACTGCCGCCGCTCAAAGCGCTTGCCTCCCTCCGGCTCGTTCGTCGTGTCCGGCAGGGCTCTGGGGTAGATGTCCTGCACGCCCGCCGACACACGCCCTATCTTCGGGGTCAGCCAAGCGTGACCGGGCTCGACCTCGAACACTGGATACTCCGCCCGGAACAGCCAGGCGTCGTTGGAGAGGTACGGCCCCTCCACGGCTTCGCTCCTCTCGATCCGCACCTTTGCCCAGGCCCCACCCAGGTCAATCCAGGGATGGCAGCAAAAATCCGCCAACAGAGGGGAGTAGTCACAGCGGCTCTTCTGGCTGTAGAAGATCACGGAGATCTCCGCCGTCACCACGCAGAAGACCGTCAGGTCGTTCTCCTCCTGCACGTTCGGGACCACCGTCCGGCTTTCGATGCTGGTGACGAACGTCTCCGGCGTATCGGCTCCTCCGGGGGCCGTCTCCGGCATGGCCGTCACAATGCGGCGCTCCAGCTCGGCAACAAGCGTATCCTCGACGCGGGGGATCACGGTTTCTTCACCATCCCCTCCACCAGCATCCTGACGAGAAGGGAGATGACGCTTATGGCCAGGCCCACCAGGATCTTCTGCGTGTTATTGAGCGTCTTCTCCAGGTGCTCCAGCCGCGTCTCCAGACGGGCCAGGCGGTCGACGAGAGAAACCCCGTCGCCCAATCCCAGCCCGTGGGCGTTCAGCGCCCCGACGATCCCGCGCATCGTCTCGATGAGGCGTTCCATTTCCGTGTGCGATTGCGTTCTCGTCGTCATCCCTGCTCCATACCCCCGTTAGAATGCGTTAGAAAAACGTTTGAGAGAGACTTTTTTATTTTTTAAGTAGACTTTTACCTGCCGCCATTCCGGACGCCTCACAGGGGCCTCTATTCGCCGCCTGCGCCCTCCTGGGGTTCGGACTCTCCGGACGGGGGTGTCTCCGCTGCCGCGTCGCCCCTCTTCTTCCTGCGCTCAGTCTTTGCGGCAGGCGGGTTCACGGAAGTTTCAAAAGCCCTGTTGCCCTCGAACTCCTCGACCGTCGCCTTGTAACGCCCCGCCGCCTCCATCACCCTGTCGACGTAGCCCTGGTTCGTGAACTTCCCGTCGGGCCGGCGTCTCGGCGCGCCGCCGTTGTAGGCCGCCGCCACGCCCTCGATGCCGTCCCGCTCGAAATACTGCGACATCTTCCGCCGCAGGAATTCGATGCCGAGCCGGATGTTCGTCTCCGGCCCCACCAGCTCCGACAGCCAGCCGTCGAACCCCAGCTCGCGCGCCGTCGCGCCCATCACCTGCATCAGGCCCCAAGCCGTCTTCTGGCACATCCGCTCCATGTCCACCGAGCATCCGGCCGGGCGTTTCGCCTGCATCATCGTGTAGGGGTATGTCGCATTGATCCTCGTAGCGTGGGGATCTCCGCCGCTCTCCGCCTCGATGATTCCCAGCACCAGTTCGGGCGGCACCTGCGCGCCCCGGGCCGTCGAAACAATCAGGCCCAGAAGGGCCGTGTTCTGCAACAACCAGTCCATCGTTACCTCCTTATGGATGAAAACCCTGGGGCTCTGCCCCAGACCTCGCCAAGGGACTTGTCCCTTGGAACCCTTTGACCTTTGCATCGAGGGGTCTCCGGCCCCCCGATGCAAAGGTAGATGGGGGTGCAGGGGGACTTGTTCCCCTGCTGGGGGTAGGGGGCAAGGCCCCCTGGGTTTCGTTTATATAACTGTTACGCCGACCGTCCCGCCGGTACGCCCGACCTCGCGCAACGCCTCGTATCCCCGGTTCTTCCAGTACGCCGCCAGCTTCAGCAGCTCGCCCGCGTCGTGAAAGACGTAATCCGTCAGGGCCACCTGGCGCGGGACCTTCTCCGCCTGGGAGAGATAGAACGTGTTCAGTACGGGCAGGGCGTTCGCCATCGCAAAACATCCCATCGCCAGGCGAACACGCCCCTCCTCCGCCTCGTTCTGGGGAACCCGAGCCCCAAGAATTGCCAAGACCTCGGACACCGCGCTCTCGACGTGGGGCACCAGCACCAAATCCCCCAGTTGAGCGGGGCCGGGCAGGTTTCCCAGACGGCGCAGGTAGACGACGTCAATCTCTATTCCCGGCATGTCCCTACCGGATCCACGATGCCCGCACGCGCCTGGCGCTGCGCTCGACGAAATCCAACCCCGACGCCGTGATGCGCGCCTCGCCGAATACCCCGTCCACGCCCTGCTTGACATCAATGAGGTCGATGAACGTCTTCTCCTCCAGGTACGCCACGACCCGACGAAAGTCCGATTCGTGAAGGGCCGTGTCCTTCCGCAGCTCCTCGAGAGACACGGAGGCGGGGTATTCGGCGCTCAGGCGGTTCAGGACGGTCAGCCGCTGCTTCTCCGCGCTCATTTATTCACCTCACTCTGCTAAGGCTTGTCCCAGGCGATAACGGCCGCGTCGTCTACCGCAACCTGGAAGTCGAAGGAGCTGTCGAACGTGTACTTGATGCAGCGCTCCTCGCCGCTGTACTCGCGGTACCGCTCCATGCTCGTATTCACGCCGTAGACCAAGTTCGGCAGAGGCGTGAAGATGACGTGCCCCCGCGGCATCTCGTTCAGGGATACGATCTCGTAGCCCAGGTAGGTCAGGTTCTGCTTGGATAGCAAGTGCCCGAGCCCGCCGACCATCTGCCCGATCTGGCGCTGGTACAGTTCCGCGTCGCTGCGACTCATCAAGAAGACGGTCTTGTCGCCCTTGTAGACGTCCGGCAGCTGCTCGACCATCGCGCTGAAGAGCCCCTCCCAGTTCACCGCCGCAGGGGTGCCGCCCGTGTGGTCCGATACGTCCACCTTGTGGCTGCCGGAGGCATCCTTCAGAAGCTGCGGCCAGCCCTTGTTGAGCTTCTCAAAGGCCTTCCCGGCAAAATCGTCCGCCGTGCCCGTGAAGGCCAGCAGCGTCACGTCGTTGCCGTAGGTCTCCGCTAGGCGGCTCCCGACCATGCTCTCGAGCCCCGGCCGGTGCTGGTTGTCGCGGAGATAGTCCATCGGGATATGGGAGAAGAGCTGTGCATCCTTCATCTCCAGCTTCTTGCCGACGTTCTTGAAGCGGGTGAACTTATCCGGCTTCTCGCCCTGCGGCACGCGCTGAAGCACGCCGCGCAGCAGCTCCCAGACGTTCACGTCCTTGGTCAGCTTTCGGGCGCGGTCTACCGTCACCCGCGACAGGATGGGGTTGCCCTTGACCACCAGATCGATAAATCTCTCCGTCTCCTCCGAGCGCAGTGTGCCGCCGATATTCACCATCTCCGGCGTGAACTCCCCGGCCTTCCGGAACTCCTCCATCATCGCGCCAAAACTCTTGTCGTTCACCCACTCACCCCCTACAGAAAACCGTAGCTGCCGTCCGCCGCTCCGCCGTCCACGCCCTTGGACATCTGACCCGGCGTGGCGGCCTCCAGGGCCTTGAGGCGTCCGTCCAGCTTGGCGACAGCTTCCACTAGAGCAGGAATGCCCTCGAGCGCCTTTGCGATCTTCTCCACGGCCTCGGTCTCAGCCGCCTCTTCGCCAGTCGGCGCTCCCGCGCCAGGCTTTGTCTCAGCAGGCTGTCCAGGCAGGGCATTTTTTGCCTCCGCTCCCTCGACCGCCTTGAGCAGGCGGGTAAAGAACTGCTCCATCTTTGCCAATACCCCGTCCTCTCCCTTCCGTACCTTCGCGGCGTACCCGGCCATCGACAGGCCCGCCAGCTCGCCCTTCTTCACGCTCGCCCAGAGCGCCTCGTCCTCCACGCGGATCCCCACCGCCCAGCTACCCTCCGGCTCGTCCGGGAAGAGCGGATCCGCTCCCTTCGTGATCCAGCTCTCGGCCACGAACGCCGCCTTGGGGTCGAAGTCGTGCTGCGCGTCGACGTTCAGGAGGCGCAGGCCCTTCATGAACCCATACGCCGCCTTCTCGATCTCGCCGCGCTCCGCATACTCGCCCTGGCTGTCCACCTGGCCGGGGCTGTAGACGACCCCGTAGACCACGCGCTTCTCGTCGCTCTTCACGAGTTTGCGGAGCGGTGTTTCAAAGGCGTCGGCCCCTTCGGGGCTCTTGCCTCCTGCTGTTTTTCCATCCGGTGCAGGGCTTTGCCCTGCCTTCCAGATGATCCGCTTGCCGTTCGCCCCCTTCGACACAAGCGACAGAAAATCCACCTTCATGTCCCTCAGTTCCACAGGCATCCCGCTTCATCGCCTCCTGTCGCGTTGCCCTTGCCTTGTGTGATATTATTAAAATTTTATTTTCAAGACAATATAAATGTCTATATTTATATTGTTCTGTGACATTCGGCCCCTTAAACTGACGACAAAACGGAGAGGAGGCATAAACGTGTCCGAGCCTATCTTTCAAACTATTCCAGGCGAGCGGATGGAACCCATCCTGAAGGCGCGCGTATCCCGCCCCGCGGAGGGTTTTGGGGCAGGGTTCGCGGACGGGCTCGTCTACCCGCCGCTGCCCCTCTCGCAGATCCTCTCCCTGACCTATTCCAACGCTTTCCATACCCAGTGCATCGCGCTCAAGGCCGACATGGCCGTGGGGCTGGAGTACGAGGCCCCGAAGCAGGTGGAAACCTTCCTGGAGTCCGTCTCCGGGGCCGATCCCTTCCTGGAGCTCCTGCACCGCGTCGCCTTCGACTGGGAGTGCACCGGGAACGCCTATCTGGAGGTGGCGCGCTCCCGCAAGGGACAGATTGGCGAGCTCTACCACGTCCACGCCCAGACCGTTTTCCCCAGGGTCCGCGAGAACCGCCTGGCCGGGTACGTCCAGGAGACGGACGGGACCGTGGAGTTCTCGGCCTTCGGCACGCGGGACGGGCGTAACGAGCTCTTTGCCTTCCGGCGCTATACGCCCCTCTCCACCTGGTACGGCATGCCCGAATGGGTGGCCGCCCTGGAGGCCCTGCGGCTCGACCAGGAGAAAAAGAGCTTTTACGCCGCCTTCTTCCGCAATTACGCCGTGCCGTCCCTGGCCGTGGTGCTTACGGGGGCGGAGTTCGACGAGGAGACGGAGAAGACCATCCGAGAGGGATTCAAGCAGGTGAAGGGTGTGGACAACGCGCACAAGACCATGCTGCTCTCCGTGCCCTTCGAGAACAGCAAGATAGAGTTCCAGCGCCTGACGGCGGAGCTGAAGGACATGCCCTTCGACAAGCTCAGCGCGGCGACGCGCGAGGAGATCCTGGCGGCACACGGTGTGCCCCCGAGGCTCGTCGGCATCGTCACCGCAGGGCAGCTGGGCGGCGGCTCCGAGATGGAAGGGCAGATGCTCAGCTTCATTGAGATGAAGGTCCGGCCCCGCATGAAGTACCTGGAGAACCGCGTCAACCTGCTGCTGCGGGACGCAGGGCTGCCGGAGGAGTTCCGGTTGAAGGGCATCACGCCGTCCATCCCGAAAGAGCAGGCCGACGCCAAGACGGGCAATGCCGATAAGGCCGTGGTGGAGGCAGAGATCTTGAAGGGGCTCGATATTTTGGGCGGGCTTTGATGGCCGGCGAGATTGACCTCCAGAAGGTCGCCCTCCGCATAGCCCATCGGATTAGGGCCATAGCCATCCGGGAGAAGCTCGTGCCGGTGGGGAAGCCCGACCCGGATAGCGGGAAGCGCACGGGCGGCGAACTGCGCAAGTCCATCCACGTTTCCTCCGTCCCCGGCGGCGCGATGGTCGGGACGAACAAGGTCTACGCCCGTGCCGTCCACGAGGGACGCCAGGCCCTGATTATCCGCCCTAGGCGAAGGAAGGCTCTGCGCTGGAAGGGCGGCGAAGGAAAGTACTTTTTTGCGAAGAAGGTCTTTCAGCCGGCACGGAAGGGGAAACCCTTTTTCCGCAGCGCCGCCGACCTCTTCGAGCAGAACCTTGACAAGGAAATAGCCGGTATTGCCCTGGACGACGAGCTGGCCCGGTACCTGGCGGCCAACCTCCGAAAGCAGGGAGTGGACGTAAAGGTGCAGTAAGTTCCTGCGTTTTTATCGCCTTGTGCGAACGGGAGGGCCATTTCGTTGACGTCAACGCAATGGTCCGGTGCAGGTTATAGCTGGATTGGAGGGATTTTTATGGGAGACCTGACGGAACATTTTTCGAGGAGCGAGCTGGAGTGCCGCTGCGGGTGCGGGCTGTTCAACGCCAAGGGGCGGCTCCTGTCTACGCTGGAGTCCATCCGCAAGGCCGTGGGGAAAGCGGTGCACATCGAGAGCGGCTGCCGCTGCGCGGAGAAGAACGCCGACGTGGGCGGCAAACCCAACTCCGGACACCTGACCGGCGAGGCCGCCGACATCTGGGTGGAGGGACTGAGCAACCGGGACCTAGGAGTAGTCATCAAGGACCTGCATCGACGGAAACAGCTGCCCCACCTGCGGTATTGCTACCTCATTAAGGGGACCAGCAGGACCCGCGTCCACGTGGGAGTGGACGAGAAGCCCCGGCGGGGCGTGTTTGGGTTTTAAGGCTAAGACATGAAGAAGGGGCCATAAAGGCCCCAGTTCAAGTTCTTGGGTTATACGGCTTTCTCGCGGACTAAGAAAGTCCAGCACTGATAACCATAATCCCAAGCGTCCAGTATTTTGGTTGAGTTGCGAACCCTACGATAGCGGCATCGCACCCAACGCCAGCCTTGTGGCGCGTTCCCATGAGGGATATTACGAAGATTCATGGGAGTACCTATCCTTTCCGGGACAGGATTTTGCTTATTGCCAAAATGGAAATGGAGAAGTAGAATTATCAAACACGGTGTTTTCCATTTTGACTCAGGACGGTATCCGTCCCCCTACCGCCATCGCTAAAAGCCAAGCGGCCACTTGACTTTTAGCGATGCAATCTTTTTAAGCCTGTCTATTTCAAGGCCGTCGCACTAGATACTTAGCAGCCTTGAAAGCTATACCACATTTTTGGGCAATTTCCTGTGAGGATAGCCCTCGTATCAATCTCTTGGGAGCTAGAAGACCGCTATAAAAAACATCGGCCTGCCATTCGGAATCTTCGTATATTTTGTGCTTTGGCTCAATCGACATCTTGGCAAAAACAACCTCATGTCCCAAGAAAAAATGCCCAAATTCATGCGCTGCAATACCCCTTGCCCAACCCACCCCTTTGCGAGCTTTTTGATAGATGTCTTCTCGCAGCCTTAAACTACATTGTTGAGGTTCCGTTACACCTGGATAGCGGGCATTCTTATCGTCTGGACCATAGACCTCAAAATTAAGACCGGGAAAGGATTCGATAAAAGGGATGATAGGGAAGTACGGTATTTCCCCAAAGCCCACTTCTCTCCGCAAAATAAAGGCAGCATCCTCTATCTCTTTGCGAGATCTGGCTTTGACAGGATAACCTTTTAACACACTATTTCGATACCCCTGCATTTCGTTGAGTGCTTCCCCGCCCGGAGTTTAGGATCGCCATCATTTTTTCCCTGTCCTCCGGAGTAAGGGACTGGAATTGCTTGGCAAAGGTGACTGCTAAGTTTCTGGCATCCTGAGACGTACCGCCCAAAGGCAGATGCACCTCTTTTAGGGATTCCAATGCAGCCTCGCGTAGTTCATCAGCTAGTGAGGTGTCCAACTCAAGCCACGAAGCAATTCTCGCCGGCCAATCGCTGGGGACACTTTTTTTCCCGGTTTCAACAGCCGAAAGAAAAGACGCTGAAACTTTTAGTGCATCAGCCATGTCTCCAAGCAAAAGGCCCTTATCAATCCGAAGTTTCCGGACCAGCTTCCCAAAAGTCGTCAGCACCGCACTCCCTCCTTCCCACATTCAAAGATGATGACTCAAGTTCCGATAAAGTGATTATACATTTTTCTCATAGCCTTGTCAACCGGCAGGTAAAATTATAAACCAATAGAATTAAAATAAAATGGGCACGTGAAAAGTGTTTCCCTCTACACCCCATCCTCCGGCGGGGCAATGACCAGCATCACCCGGCCGCAGATGCGAATACCCCAGCCTTCCTCGAGTTCCTCATACGTAAAACGCAAGGAGTCGGATGTCGACGACACGAGCTCGATTCCCTCCTTGCGTTCGTAATACTTTTTGACGGCGCCCTTCTCGTCGATCGTCACTAGGACGACATCTCCCGAGGTCGGCCGTTCCGCTGGATTGACTATGACCGTACTGCCCTCCCGAATGCCGAAGCCCTCCATAGAGCGTCCTTGGGTCTCCACGGCATAGGGAGGGGCCGACTCCGACAAGGCCCCCAGCGCGTTGCGCTTCACCGCAATACTCTCGCCGATATCGTATTCCTCAAAAATGGGGGCTCCTTTGCCACAGCAGGCTTTTTCGGAGGAAATAGGCACAAAGACAAACTCCCCCTGACCGTAAAGACCGCAGGCAAGGCGGGGAGGCTCTGCATCGAAAGCATCGATATGGTCTCCCTCTTGAATCGCTCGCGTGTTTGAGGACATGGTACCTTCTCCAGTCAGGAGCCAGTTAATATTGATACCCATATATCCCATTTTGGATAATATTTCAGCAGAAGGTTTAATAAGCCCCTGCTCATACTTGCTGATGGTTGTAGAAGGAACATTACCGCATTTTTCAGCAAAAGCCTTCTGCGAGAGTTGCTTTTTCTCTCGTACCAGCTTAATCCTTTCTCCAATCTTCAGCGCGTGACTATCCATAAAAAGACACATCCTCTATTGACTTCATATCCAATATTGGCTAGTATTGTCCTTGAACTAACCAAACAAGGAGAGGATACCCCATGTCTCCAACAAGGACAAGTATCAGCTTCAGTGTCAGGGCGTCCTTAATGGCTAAGGGTTTTTCTCTGGCCGGATGGGCAAAGCTACAGGGATACGACCCCATATCCGTTCCCAAATACCTGCGGCGGTGGGCTGGTCGCCAAAAGCGGCCAATCGGAGTCCAGACCCGCACCATCATTGAGGCGCTGGAAAAGGACACGGGCATCAAGATTTGTGGGTAGAGGCACACCATGCAAAAAGAGGTCTTACTCAACGCAGAGGAAGTTTTCAGGCTCATAGGGCGTCAGAGCTGGGAGATTGAATGCCTCAAGGCCAAGGTCGAAAAACTGTCTCAAGCCTTGCGCACCGCCCCAAAAGAGCCTCCCACAGAAACGGCTGAAAAGCCCGAGAAAGAGAAATCGGCCATCGAAAGAAACCGCGACGCCCGCGAGAAGGCGGTCATGGAGGCTATAGAAAAAGCCCTGGCCGAGCGGGGAGAAACGCTGGAGGGCTGGTGGAAGGCAAGAGGGTATCACCCTGCATTTCTTTGCGTCGTATCCGGATTGGCCAGAAGGGGGAGAGAGCTGCCTCGGAGCACCATCAACCGAGACAGCCCAAATAGGAAATGCATTCGTGAGCTCGAAGAGTATACGGGCATCAAGATTTACAAATGAAAATCTGCGGATGAGGAGGTGAGGAGATGGAGAAGTCTTTTGGTTCCGTCAAGGCAGTTGTCGAGCTGAACATCGTTAATGAGGAAAGCATCTTTATGGATGTGCACCTCTCCCGAACCCCGGACGAAGCCCGAACGGAGACGAGCTGCGAGTTCGAGAAGAACCTTTACCGCGCGGCGCGTTGGATTCTTGAATTGCAGCACGTCACAGATGAAAAGGGGCATTGCTCGAGGCTTGAGTCCTTGCTTAGGGAGATGGGGGATGACCATAGAGCCGCCGGTATCACTACGGATTAGCTAATGAACTTAACGTGCTCTGCGCCTAATTTATGAGGAGTCCGTTTCAGATCGGATTCCTCCAGAGGCGGCAAATTCAGGTGTTTTTCGATGTGTTCAAGGTGTTTGAGGATCTTCGAGAGCTTTCTATCCAAGTCATTCAGGTCAGGGCTCGACATCATTCATCACCTCTTGGGCAACCGGCGGCAAGGCAAGGATAACACAGGCCGAAACGCCCCAGGCTTGGGGCGTACGTGGATGAGGTCCACGCTGATGAGGCCAAACGCCCGGATTCAGATCACCTAGAAAGGATAAACACGCGCATGTGGCTGACCGTCCCCCAACTTGCTGGACTCCTGAATATATCCCCCCGCGCTGTGCGCAAGGCTATTGCCGAACGGCGTTACAGCACAGCGCGTTACAGGGAATCGACGGAGCGCGGAGGTGCGGGGGGCAAGGTTTGGCAGGTTTCGGCCCTGGACCCGGCGGTTCCGGACGAGGTGCGCGAAGTTCTGGGGGTGAAGGGAGATCGGTGGGCAAGAGTGCGGGAAGCGCAGGAGGCGGAGAAAGTGGGCATAGCGCCGGAGAGATTGGACAAGAAGACCGCAAAGCGACTACGTGTACTGAAGCGTGCCGCGGAGTGCCCTGAGGGCATCCCCGTGGGCGAGTGGTACGCCCGCATCGCGGCCGACGAGCATGTCTCCGTCCCCACCATCTACCGCTGGCTTACCGAGCGGAAGAAGGGCAAGGTCGTCTCGGATCGCGCCCCCATTTCCGTGGCTCTCTCCTTCTCCTCCGGCCCGCTGGAGGTGGCGGTGAAGAGCCGCACCTTCGCGCCCCAAGCTCTGGAATATGGCCTATCACTTCTGACTCAGCATCCCAATATGGACGTCAAGCGCGCCTACCTTGAAACTGCGGAGGAGGCGGAAAAGCGGGGATGGGAGATCGGTTCCCTAGCTTCCTTCTACAGGAAATGGAACGAAATACCGGAGGCCGTTCGCGTCCTCACCTGCACCGGACGCCGGGGCCTGGAGCTGATGGTCAAGCCGGCCGTGCTTCGCGACTTCAGCTGCTACAAGGTCTATGAGGTATTGGTCGGCGATCAGCACATCTTCGATTACACCGTTTTTGATGACGACGGCACGCCCATCCGTCCGCAGATGTTCGGCTGGGCGGATTTCCGCAGCCGCTACTTCTCCGGTATCTGGCCCGTGATGGGCAACTACGACAAATACGCCGTCGGGTTCGCGCTCCGCGAGGCCTGTCGGTGGGGCATCCCGGAGAATCTGTACACGGACTGGGGGCGGCCGGAACGGAGCGATTACGTGGCGCATCTCCGAAAGCAGCTCTCCGGCTATGCGGCATTCAAGGCAATGGATGGCGACGAGGACCTGATTGGGCACAAGAAGGCCAAGCCCCGCAACGCACAGGCCAAGCCCATTGAGAGCTGGTTTTTTCACGCGCTGGAAAACCCCCTGCTGCAAAAGAAGCTCCCCGGCTACAGCCGGCAAGACAAGAAGGACGAAAAACGAAACGAGTTCATCCAGGCGACATTGCGCGAGGAGATCAAGGACAGGAAACTGCTCCACGCCCGCGACTTCTTCGAGATCGTCCTTCAGACCATTCAGGAGTGGCACCGACACACGATGGTCGAGGAAAAGATACAGCCGGGGCGGTGTTTCCTGGAGGGTATCCGGAGACCCCTGGTCCGCATGGACGACCGGACGCTCGACTTCATGTTCCTGCCGGCAGCGGTTCGGCAGGTTCGGAACAGCCAAGTCGAAATGACCCTGCCGGGATTCGGGAAATGCCGCTGGTACGCGCCGGAGCTTTCTTCGCTCTGCCGCCGGGGGAGAGGAACCAAAGTGGAGGTTCGCTTCAACCCCTACGATCGGAGCGTTGTCCATTGTCTGGATCTGGATAGCCACGAGCTCATCTGCACCGCCGAGGAATGGGGCAAGGAGGACCCGCACGATATGGATGCGGTTGTCGGCAAGATACGCCGCCAGAACGAGCTGATCAAGCACTGGCTGGAACTGACGAAGCAGTTGGCCCGCCCGGATATCAAGGTTCACCGCTTCACCCCCTACGCGGGCGCTGCGGCGGATGTGAAGGAAATTGCGACGGCACGGGAGGAGCTGGTCGTGAACGACGCGGAGCTGGACAGAAAGATCATAGCTCTGGCCGAAAGCATGGGTGTCGGCCCGACGGCACAGGCTCAGTAAATACACAAGGAGGGGAAGGAGATGCAAGGCATCGAAACAGGGCAGCTTCAGGAGACCGTGCAGGACCTCGGCCTAAGCAACGCGGACGTAGCCCGGATATCCGGGAAGTCCACCGGGACCGTCTCGCAGGTTCTGGGCGGCAAGTACAAGGGGCGCCCGGAGGTGGTCGGGGAGATTGCGGAGGCGCTTGCGGCCTGGCACAAGACCCAGGAGGAGCGTCAAGAGGTTCGCGAGGTCTGGTTCACGGACGGGCAGAAGCTCATCCAGTCGGTGCTCGGCCTCACTTACGCGACACAGGGGTTCTCCGTCGTGGTCGGTCCCTCAGGGATCGGAAAGACCTACACGGCCCGGAACTTCAACGACAAGCACCACGATGTTCTGTACCTGCGCTGCGCCGACGGCATGTGCATGGGCGACGTCATCGACGCCCTGTTGGACCTGACCGGAACCGCCTGCTACGGCAGCAACAGCCAGCGTCTCAGGCGGGCCATTCGGGCGCTGCTGGAGCAGGGGGTGCGGATGCTGCTGGTGGACGAGGCCGACCTTCTGGTCACGGACGGCAGCCGGCCGAAGATACTCAAGAAGATTTCCGTCTTCCGCGAGGTGAAGGAGGCCGGGATCGGCGTCTCCCTCATCGGCCTGGAGAGCTTCGACACCGCGCTCCAGACGGTGGGCGAGACCTATGTGACCAGCCGCATCGACATGTTCCGCAAGGCGGGTGTTCCATCGGCGCGGGAGCTGGGGCACTACATGGCGAACCTCGGCATCGACCCCGAGACGGAGGGAGCGCGCCGAGCTCTGTCCCTGGCCCCGAAGAACGGCTCCATGCGCTTCGTCGAGAAGGCGGCGCATATCGCCCGGCAGCTCGGCGACAACATGCTCGAGGCCCTGCGGATCCTCTTCGCCGCCAGCGGCCATGTGAAGGGAGCCTGATAAAAATGTTGGTCATTTCGCTGTTCACCGGATTTTCCGCATTTGCCGTCCTCTGTATTCTGGAGTTCCTCCTTGCGGAGTCGAAGCAGAAACTACCCCGCTGGCTGGATTACGTCGACGGCCCCTACGTCAGGACAAAATACACCGCATTGAAAGGACGGGATTGGTAATGGCGCGAGAGAAACCGAAACAGATCATCGCCCCCATCCGAGATCTGGCTGAGGCCGACAACGCCCTGGCGGAGATCGCGGAGATCGACCGGGCGGTCGCGGCGGCGAACCACCAGCTCAACGAGGACATCGACACCCTCAAAAAGAACACGCAGGACGAGATCGCGCCGCTGCTGGAGCGCAAGGAAGTCCTCGGCGCGGGGTTGGCCAACTTCGCGGAGCTGAACCGCGGCGACCTGTTCAAGGAGCGCAAGAGCCGCGATCTGGGGTTCGGAACCATCGGGTTCCGCAAGAGTACGTCCTTGGCGACGCTGAAAAAAGTCTGCTCCACGTGGAAGGAAGTCTTGGGCAAGCTCAAGGAATACGGCTTCAGGGATGCCATCCGCATCAAGGAGGAGCCGGACAAGGAGACGATGTCCGAGTGGCCGAAGGAGCGCCTGGAGCTGGTCGGCGTCCAGCGCGTCGAGAAGGACGAGTTTTATTACGAGATATCCCAGGAGAAGTTGTCGGAAGTTTAGATATTCCTCCCTCCCCAGCGAAACGCCCTCGCTCAAGGCAGTTGAGGGCGTCATCCCGGAGCGGCGTCCGGGGTCTGACGAGCAGCCGAAGGAGGTGCGCATGATGCCAGTCAAGACCATAACGGCAGCACAGAAGAAGATCATCTGGTCGATAGCCCGGAAACAGCTCGGCATCCAGAGGGACGAGCTGTACGCGGCCATCTTCGGGATGTTCGAGGCCGAGCGGATGTCCGCGCTCACCTATGCCCAGGCGGAGCTGTTCATCGGCGAGCTCCGCCGCCGAGCGGCCGGACTGGGGCCCGACAGGCTCACCGAGCCGCAGTACCGAAAGATCATGGCCATGACGCGCGACTTTGGGTGGAAGCCGGAGAACCTGCGTGCGTGGCTGCGCAGGGTGACGGGCATCGAGGAGGTCCGCTGGCTGACGGTGGAGCAGGCGCGGAACGTCATCACCGGCCTGGAGCGCATCCTGAAGTACAACGAAGAACATGCGGAGGTGTAAATGGCCTACAGCGAAGCCATCAAGCGCGAGGCAAAACGCCTGTACTGCTCCGGCTGGAGCTGCAACGAGGTGGCGGAGAAGCTGAACCTCAACCCGGATACGGTGTTTCGCTGGCGCGCCCGGTACCAATGGGACGAGGAGACGGCGGACGAGAGCATCGAGGGCGTGAAGCGCCAGATTGCCGCCATCGGCGCATCCGACGAGCCCCTCTCTGAGGTTCAGGCCCGGAAGCTGGACAAGCTCACCAGGGCCGTCGAGCGGATGGAACGGTCGGCAGCCAGGGAGGCCAGGGAGAAAAAGGGGCGAAAACGGAAGAAGGGCGATGCCCCGTCCGGGCTGGACGCCCAGGTCATCGGAGACATCAAGGAGAAGGCGCTGGACAGGCTCTATGCCTATCAGCGCTCGTTTCTTTCGGACGACTCGCGTTTCCGCGTCTGCCTGAAGAGCCGCCAGACCGGTTTTTCCTTCCTGCTGGGGCTCGAGGTTCTGCTGGGCGCGATGGAACGAAATGAGAATCAGATCGTCGTCTCGGCTTCCCAGGACCAATCCGATATCGTGCGGAATTACGCCATCAAGTGGTGCTCGGATCTGGAGGTGGACTACCTCGAGGATGACGGCAACATCATCTTCCCCGGCGGTAAAACGGCTTATTTCCTGCCATGTAACCCGCGCACCGTGCAGGGCTACACCGGGGACGTCTATCTGGACGAGTTCGCATGGCACATGCGCAGCCGCCTCATGTGGCTGGCCGTTGTTCCCGCCATCACTGTCGGGAAGAAGCGCCTCACCGTCACCAGCACGCCCTACACCGAGACAGACATGTTCGGGGAGATCGTCACAAACCCGGACAAATACCCGCGTTTTTCCCGCCACACGGTGACGATTTACGACGCGGTGAAGGACGGGCATCAGGTGGACATCGAGGAGCTGCGCGACCTGTTTGATGCCATAACCTTCGCCCAGGCTTACGAGTGCCGCTTCTTCGCCGACGAACTCTGCCTGCTGCAGCCGGACGAGGTTCGCGCGACCTTCGACGACGACTGTCTGCGCCACGTCTCGACCTGGGTGAACGGCGGCGTCGACATCGGTCGCACCAAGGACGTGACGGCCATCGTCCTGGCCGAGCAGCTCCAGGTGGAGGTGGAAAAACTGGTGTTTATCCGGCACATGGAGACGCTGGCCCGCATGGCCTTCGACGGCCAGCGTTCCCACATGGCCGGCCTGGTCGAGGGCTGGAAGATACGGCGCTTGGCGATGGATTCCACCGGTATCGGGATGCAGCTCTCCGAGGACATGCAGCGCCTCTATCCCGGAAAGGTCGAGCGCGTCCACTTCACGCGGGAGAAGAAGGAGGAGATGGCGCTGTCGGTCAAAAAGCTGTTCGAGACGCAGCGCATCCGCATCCCGAACGACCGGGACCTGGTGATGCAGCTCCATGCCATCAAGCGCAAGCCCACGGAGAAGGGGTTTACTTACGACGCGGACAGGAACGAGCAGATCAAGCACGCGGACCTCTTCTGGGCGCTGGCCCTGGCCGTGAAGGAGTTCGGAGGGCGGAGGCGCGTGCTGACGGCAAAAAACTTCAAGGTGGTGGGATAGATGCGATGCCCGAAGTGCGGCGCGGACAAGACCGGCGTGCGCGTGACGAACGACCTTGGCGACAGCGTCGAGCGTATTCGTCAGTGCAAGACCTGCCGCGCCTGGTTCAGGACGTTGGAGGAGGCGGAGTATGTCGGCCCTTTGGCCCGTTGTTTGTAAAACGGCACTACCCCTGAACGCCATCATTCTAGCGCTCAAAACGGCGCTATCGAAGACCTGGGCGGAACAGAGGCGGGCGCTTCTGTTCGACGTGCTGGAGGAGGGACGGACGCTGGGCCTGCAGGAGGCGCCCAACAGGGAGGAACTGGCCCGGCTTGTCGCCAAGGCGGAGGGATATCTCGGCATGGGACTGGCGGAGGCGGCCCGCCGCCCCGTCTGGAAGGCGGACATGGAGGCGTACCGTGTCGGGCTCCAGGCCGTCTCCGCCGACTTTTCCTTCACTCTGCCGGACATGGAGGCGCTGGACGTTCTGCGGGGCCAGACGCTTTTCTGGGTGCAGAACTCCTACACCCGGTGGCTTCAGGACGAGATGGTGGAGGCGCTTGACGAGTACTTCACCGAGGGAAAAACCCGCATCGAGCTGGCCGCGAGATTGGAGCGCTTTCTCACCTCGAAGGAGCCCAGGATGCAGGGCTATTTCGACCTGCTGGCCGACCACAACGCCACCAGGATAGCGGAGATAGGACACGTCACGGGCTACGAGCGCGCCGGGGTGGAGTATGCGGAGATCGTCGCGGTGCTGGAC